GGTATTCATCCCTGCATGGGGAAATTATTAATCAGGAGAGCCACGATGACTTTTATTGATGTCAGGAGTCGCTCATTTTTTATTGGGTGAAATTATGAATGCAGCTCAAATCAGGCAACTGGCGGCAGCGGCGTTACGGGGAAAAACCGATGCAGAAGATCGTATCTATTTAACCGAAACATGGCCGATAACCACCTATCCCGCCATTTTGTTACAAACGCCACTGGAGGTGAAAGAGTCGATTGGCCGTAATGCGCCGCAGTTTAAAACAATCACTACGCTGCGTATTAGCGGGCACATCCAACTGAGCGAGGGGGAAGACCAGGTCACTGTAGCGCCCTCGGCACTTGAGCGTTTGTGTGAACAGATTCAGCGGGCGGTCATTAACAGCTATGACCTGACTCGCCAGATTCAGCAATTCGCCAAGGTGCGTACCACGATGGGTATTTATACCGCACCAAGTATTGCGGCTACCCGCAGTGAACCCTCTTTAGCTGAAGTAAAAGTGGAATTAGATCTTGAATATTATCAGGGGCCGGAGGATTTCTTTCCGCTGGAGGCCACACAACTGGCGGGTATCGACGTCACTATTAATATGCCTGACGGTGCCCCGGAACCGCTGATCGCAATAACCCTCTCGGAGTAATCCTATGTTCGTAAAACCAATGGCTGGTCGCGCGGTACGTGACCCAGTCAAGGGCACCTTTTTGCCTGAATTCGGCACCGAGGTTCCTGATAACGCGTTTTGGCACCGTCGCCTACAAGACGGTGATGTGGTGCAGATAGCGGCTAAACCGGCGGCATCTGTATTTAAAGAGTTAACAACGGAGAGTACTAAACCATGACCATTCCTTTCACAAATATTCCCAGCAATCTGCGCACGCCACTGTTCTTTGCGGAATTTGATAATTCCCAGGCTAACACGGCGAGCACCACTCAACGTACGTTGATTATCGGGCAAACATTGGCGGACAGTACTTTGCCTGCCAATATCCCACTGTTGGTCTCATCAACCGCGACTGTTGCGGGTTTGTCTGGTGCAGGCTCTATGCTGCATGGGCAAATGGCGGCTTATCTGGCCAATGATACTGCTGGTGAAATCTACCTTTTACCGCTGAGTGATGCCAATAACATGGTTGCAGCCATTGGTAAAATTACCATCAATACGGCGGCATCAGAGACCGGCGTTATCTCGCTTTATATTGGCGGGATCCGTGTGCAGACCACAGTGGTGGCGACTGATGATGTCAGCACTATCGCTGCAGCTTTGGCAGCGGCGATTGAAAACAAACCTGAATTACCGGTCACGGTTGCTCATATCGGTGATGTGGTATCGGAAGGGGCTGTCGTGGTTCTGGAGGCGAAGAACAAAGGCGCGCATGGTAATAACATCGATCTGCGCCTGAACTATTTGGGTAACGCTGGCGGTGAAACCACCCCTGAAAGCCTGGTACTCACGATCACCCCTATGGTAGGAGGAACAGGGGCACCTGATCTGGCCGATGGACTGGCAAATCTACAGGATCGCACGTTCGATTTCATCATTAACCCTTATACCGATACGGCTTCACTGGATGCGATCAAAGATTTTCTTTCTGATAGCACCGGGCGCTGGAGCTATCGCCAGCAGTTGTACGGCCACAGTTTTGCTGCGCAATCCGGCACCTATGGTCAGTTGACTGCAGCCGGTGAGTTGCGTAACGACCAGCACGCTTCGTTATTGGGTATTCATAATTCACCCACGCCAGCACATATCTGGTCTGCCGCTTATGTCGGTGCGATTGCTCAAAGTTTGCGTAATGATCCGGGCCGTCCATTACAAACGCTGGCGATGAGCGGCGTATTGGCACCTCCGCTATCCAGTCGCTTTACCCTGACGGAGCGTAACAACTTGCTGCACAGCGGTATTTCAACCGTGACAGTGGCCGATGACAGCACTGTTCAGGTGGAAAATATTATTACCACCTATCAGACCAACAAATACGGCGCGGAAGATGACAGCTACCTGCAAATTGAAACTTTGTTCTTACTGATGTTTGTCACCCGTTATTTGCGCACCCAGGTAACCTCCAAATTTGCCCGCATGAAGTTGGCAGCAGATGGAACACGCTTTGCTCCTGGCTCGGCCATTATCACGCCAAATGTTATCCGTGCTGAGCTTATCGCCCAGTACCAGACGTTGGAATTTAACGGCTACGTGCAGGATGCCAAAGGTTTTGCCCGTGGATTGATTGTTGAGAAAAGTGCCAGTAACCCGAACCGGGTTGATGTGCTGTGGACGGGCGTGCTGATTAATCAACTGCGTATCTTTGCTGTTCTCAATCAATTCCGCCTGCAAGCGGCCGTTTAACGATCGTCTGTTTAACGTTCGATTGTTTAACCATAAAAAAGGAAATAAATTATGAGCGATACTTCAAACCGCCTGGCGGGTACGGCGTATGTCACCGTGGATGGCATTACAGTCATGGTTGCCGGTAGCTTTAAATACAGCCCATCCAGAGTAAAACGTGAAACCGTTATGGGCATGGACGGGGTGCATGGATATAAAGAAACCATCAATGCGCCTTATATTGTGTGCCAGATCCGTGATAGTGGCGGGGTCTCCGTTAGTGATTTTAATGAGCAGACGAACGTTAATATTGTCTGCGAACTGGCGAATGGCAAAACCATTATCGGTAGTGCGATGTGGTCGGTGAACACTCAGGAGGTGGACAGCACGGAAGGCACACTTGAGGTGCGCTGGGAAGGCGGCTCGGTGACGGAGAACTGATATGGCTGAACTGGAACGCAGTAAAACGATTTCGTTGGTTAAGCCTATCGCTCACGACGCAAGCAAGACCACCTATGAGGTGGTCGAACTCAGCGAACCCACCTTGTTACAGGTACAGCAATTCTACGATGAGCAAACCAAATCCGGTTCGCTTAGTGGAATGGGGTTACTGATTGCTTTGGTATCGGGGGTGCCGCGCGAAGCCATTAAGAAAATGGTTTTTACCGACTATAAAGCCTGCGAGGTCTACATGATGAGTTTTTTAGCCTACTCCCCAACGGGGGACGATGGCGCGAAATAATCGCTGACGTCACTTACTACTATAGCTGGGGGCCGGGCGATGCCTGGTCCCTGACCTACAGTGGATTAAGGTGGTGGTGCCAGCAGGCCGAGCGGATTAATAATATTAAGGCTGGCAAAAATGACTGAGATATTTGATTTTGACCTGACTATCGATGCTCAGGTTACTGAATCAGTTAGTCAAATGAATAAGGCAATAAAAGCGTTAGTGCCTCAATTTAATGAGTTACGTAAAAGTGTGGAGGCGATTAATCACGTTATCCCCTTGTTCATTATGCGGATAGATGGATTTCATAATGAATACGGCAATATAAGCGGGGGAGCCAGAACATCGTCGGGCAATAGCTTAATGACAAGTATCGCTAACATTGCTAATAGCTATATAACAGGAGGGCGATTTAATCTTATTTATACTATTGGTTCTGAATTTTCTGGTGCATTAAATCAGGCAGCCAGCGATGCCCGAACGGTAAATAAAGCAACGCAAAATGCTGGTGCACCTATTGATCAATTCAGTCAAATATATGGGGCGATGCAAATTCGTGGTGCAGACCAAAACGCCGCAATGAAATCGACTGAACGGCTCTATAACACGTTTAATAATATACTTTGGGGACGTGATGAGCGGGGCCGGAATCTGTTACAAGATTATGGTTTAGACATTGCCAGTAATACAAATGGGACAGCGGATGTCCCTACCACGTTGACGAACATGGCTAAAGAATTTCCACAAATGGCACCACAGGACCAACACCAACTGATCAATATTCTCAGAATGGACTCTAGTGCTATTGAGTTATTGCGCGAGGGGGTGCAGCTAACGGATTTACTGGCTAAATCAAGACAATATGGCCTAACGATTGATCCTCAACTGAATGCCCGATTGACTGAGTTAAATATACGAACTAATGAGTTAAGTATGGCTTGGGATGGCCTCAAAGGTAAAGTATCGAATAAGCTTTACGATGTGTTGTTCTCTGACGGTACGATTGCCGACGGAATAGGTGGCCTTACCGACATGATAACTTATGGCCCAGATAACTTTTCGCTTATGCGTACCCTAGGGGTAACCCGAGGGACTGATACGGATAAAATGCGTCGGGGTTATAATGATGCTGATTTTTATCAGCAACTTAATTTTTATGAAAAAACCATGCTTGATTTTGGGCTGATGACCGATGGGTTTCGAAAAAAATATCAGGGACATAATGAAGCGAAAAATGCCACTTTGACAGTTAGTACAGTGGCAATGAATAGTGAGGTTCCTGAATTCAATCCAGAAAAAGATCTGTTTAATTTTGGATCTGAAACCGAAAATATGTGGATCAATAACCAGCTTATGGATATTAACGCTGAAGAGCCTTACTCACTTTGGCCCTCAGTAGATCCTGTTTATGAGAATATAAGCAGCAATCCAGTCAACCTATTATCTCCTATTGACGCTGAATCAGCGGGTAACTTTAACGGCAGCGCCATTGCTGATGTTATTGCCACCGCGATGCAAAATAACCGGGTGCAAATTGAGCTGACATTAATCGACAGCCGGACTGGTGATACTTCGCTGATCCAAGCGCAGGGCGGGGCCAGAATTGCCCACGCCATGGAGCTCGGTAATTAATTTAAGTAAAAACGCAATGTAGTAAACCCGCCCATTACTGGGGATTCCTCAGCGCTCCGGCGGGTTTTTTACTTTCTGTAAACCGAAAACCGGGCAGGAGAACAAAATGTCACTCATTGGCAACACATTATCAGCGTTATTGGGAGGCAGTGACGACAGTTGGCAATGGTCGGAACACCTTCATCAAGCCTCCTTTCGTGGCGTTCCCTTTGTGGTCGTCAGTGGGCAAGGTACCTTTGGTCGCCGTCAGGTAACACACAGCTACCCCTATCGCGATACCAGCTATATCGAAGATTTGGGTCGCAATACGCGCAAAATTGTTCTGAAAGGGCTTCTGATACAAAACAGTCAAATCTATACCGCACCTGATGTGATGACTCAACGTGATTCATTGATTGCGGCTTGTGAAATGTCGGGGCCGGGCACCCTGGTCCACCCGACTCTGGGGGAAATGACGGTCAGCATCTCCGAAGCAGGGCTATTGATCGATGATAGCTTCAGCAGTGAGCGGGTATTTTCCTTTACTTTAACCGCCATTGAATCTGGCCTGCGTGCCTTTGCTATCACTGGCTCCGCAGAAATGGGCGCATCCATTCAGTCCTCCTGGCTAGGGCTAAGTGCCAAAGCTGTCGCGGGTTTTATCTCAACCGTGAAAGGTGAAATGCGTTCAGCGACTCAGGCGATAAAAACCCTGAAAAGTACCGCTGCATTTTGGCGTCGGATGGTGACTGACACGGCCAACGAAGCCAGTAATTTGGGCAACGCCCTACGCTCAACCTTTGGCCGCAACCGCTATGGCCGCTATAACCACGGCACTGTCGGGGGCAGCAGCTCGGGAGCGACAACGGCGGTTAGCCAACAAAATGACACGGTGGATTTATCCACGCTGGTAGCGCAACGAATGGCACTGGTGGTTGAGGGGAGGGCGGCACTCAACGCGGCGTTGGACGAGTTACTCGCCGCCAACAGTATTGAAAGCCATGCCGACAGTGTGCTGGCCGTGGTCAATGCCCTGCTGGCGACGGGCATCAGTACGCGGGATATTATCCGTATCATGGAAACCCTGGCGCTAGCTCATGACGATACTTTCCGTGCCAACGACAGTGATAGGGCCGTCGCGGATGCCAGCCACCACTTAATGGCCACATTATGCACTGGGGCGATGATCCAAGTGGCAGCGCAATATCAACCGGAAAGCTATGACGATGCGGTTGCGGTATTGGGCCGGGTTTGCCTGGTGATTGACAATACCGCACTGGTCGCCGCCGACAGGGGGAATGATGAGACCTATCGTGCGCTGATGCAGATGCGTGAATCTATCGTGACCGTGCTACAGCAGGCGGGAGCCAATCTATCACGGGTTGGCGAGGTCAGTTTTAACCGTTCACTACCGGCTCTGATGCTGGCAAACCGCCTCTATCAGGATGCGTTACGTGGTGATGCGCTGGTAAAAATGGCTAATCCTATTCACCCGGCATTTATGCCCATCCGATTTAAGGCGCTGAACCTATGAATGATGATTTAACGCTGGAAGTGGGGGGCCGGGCGATCACTGGCTGGAGCAAAGTAAAGGTGACGCGGAGCATTGAAAAATTACCCAGCAGTTTTGAACTGTCACTGATGGACCGTTACCCCGCCAGTGGGGGTCAACAATGGGTTAACCCCGGCGATCCCTGTGTGGTTAAGTTAGGTAATGACTCAGTATTAAATGGTTATATTGACAGTTGGGATAACGCTATCACGGCCACAACCCACCTGGTCAGTGCCATGGGACGCGGTAAATGTCAGGATCTGGTGGATTGCTCTGCCAAGTGGCCTAACAGCGTGATCAGCCAATCAACGGTGTTACAAATTGCACAGAAATTGGCTGAACCTTACGGCATCACCGTGACCTCCGATATTACTGACATGACCATCGTACCGACATTCACTCTCAATTGGGGGGAAACGGCGCAAACGGTCATTGAGCATGTGACCCGCTGGGCGGCGTTACTCTATTACGACCAGTTGGATGGCAACCTATTGCTAACCCGTGTTGGGAACCGCAAAGCTGCCAGTGGCGTGGCACTGGGGGTCAATATTCTGAGCGCGAGTCTGCATACGGACATCAATAAACGCTTTGTTGATTACACCGGTGTCACGCTCTCGACCAATACGGTTGCCAGGCGCTCGTCCTCGGGGGGGAACAATACCTCGGTACTGGTCAGAGTGCAGGATACACAACTGGCGGCGCTGTTTCCGGATCGTTATCGCAACCGCATCGTTATCGTCGAAAACACCATGGACTCACCGCAACTGGTGGAAACCAGTATCGATTGGGAAATCAACCGCAGCTATGGTCGCGCCAAAGTCCTCACGGTACAGGTAGATAGCTGGCGCGATAGAGACCAACAACTGTGGGAAATCAACTCGCTGATCCCTATTGATATTCCGGCTTTAGGGCTTCGGGATGAGTTGTGGTTGTTATCTGAAGTGGTTTATCAGAAAGATGCAAAAGGAACGGTGGCAAATATGGTCTTGATGCCACCGGCAGCATTTGGCGTTAAGCCCTATAAAATAAAATGAAACAAGGGGTTAACCATGAGTGATGTAAGTGGGCAAATCTCAACCCTATACCGACAGATAAAAATGCTGTTGGGGATCGGTCGGGTGACAGCCTTTGACGACAGTAACGAAGTGCAAACCGTGCAATATCAAACCCCGTTGGAAATCCACAGCGATACACCAAGGTTAGCTGAATTTGGTTTCTCGTCGGGATTGCCCGCGGGCAGTGATGTGGTCATTGGTTTCCTGGGCGGTGATCGTTCCAGCGGGATGATCATCGCTTCCCACCATCCGGCCTATCGACACGTGGGGCTCAATGCAGGTGAAACGGTGATTTATTCCCAGTGGGGGCAATTTATCAAACTGACCGAGAGTGGGGTGGTGATTGAGGCTGGCAACCAGCCGGTGACCGTCAGTAATGCGACAGAGGTGACGGTAAATGCCTCGGTAAAAGTGCGGCTAAATACGCCGTTGCTTGAGGTAAGCGGCAATATCATTGATAACGCCGACAGTAATAGCACCACGCTAAAAACCTTACGTGACGCCTACAACAGCCACAATCATCAACTTAAAAACGTCCAGTCGGGCAGTGCGACACTTACCAGTGAAACGCCCGCTAAGGTGGTGCGATGACAACAGATATTAAGACCGTTTGGGATGTAAATGCCTTGCTGGGGGATTGGCAGACCGGTAACGGCGGCTTACTGGAGGGTGATGACTTGCAGACGGCTATTTTGCTGAGTTTATTCACTGACCGTTTAGCGCGGGCAGATGATGCTATTGATAGCCACGATCGCCGTGGTTGGTGGGGTGACAGTGGTGCAGCATCGGCTATTGGCTCACGGCTCTGGCTACTGCGGCGCGAAAAACTCACCACGCAAGTGGCTATCAAAGCGGAAGATTATGCCACAGAGGCGCTGGCATGGTTGAGCGACGATAGTGTGGTGGCTGCCATTAACGTCCGTGCGCACATCATCGCCCCCAACACACTGGTGCTGGTGGTGAGTTACCAACAACCCAGCCAAATACGATCAGCTAATCAAACACAGTCATCAATTAAATTTTCATGGGTATGGGAGGAGTAATTCATGCCATTTAATCGACCCACGTTAAGTGAATTGCGGCAGCGGAATCAGTCTTATATTCAATCGGAACTGAAAACTGGCGGCAATTTATTGCGTTTCTCTAATATCGGTGTGATCAGTGATGCCGATGCCGGGATGGCGCACCTGCATTACGGCTATCTGGATTATATCGCCCGGCAAGCCACCCCCTATAATGCTACCGACGAGTATCTGGCGGCTTGGGGGGCGCTGAAAGATGTGTTCCGCAAAGCGACCACTCCAGCCACCAGTAACGAGGTCCAGTTCAGCGGTATTGTCGGGCGAGTCATTCCCGCTGGTAGCTTGCTGAATCGGGCCGATGGCTACCAGTATCGGATTGATAAAGAAGTGGTTATTGCCGCTAAAGGCAGTGCGCTTGGTGAAATTACCGCTATCTTGCCTAGCCCGTTGAATGATGCAACTGGCGGCGGCAATCGGGGTAACAGCTCGGTAGGGACCGTACTGACGCTGGATATTGCGATTGACGGGGTTCAGGCCACGGCCACCGCGTTGACTAAAATTTCTGGCGGCGCTGATATTGAATCAGAAGATGCATTTCGTTCTCGAATGTTATTGGCCTACCAGAACGTCCCGCAAGGTGGCAATGACACCGATTATCAATCCTGGGCATTAGCGGTACCGGGAGTCACTCGTTGCTGGGTGAAACGGCGCTTGATGGGGGCGGGCACCGTTGGGGTGTATATCATGTGCGATGATAACGACCACGGCGGCTTCCCGCAGGGAACTGACGGTATCTCATCCCTTGAAGAGTGGGGGGCGGTAAAAGCCACTGGCGATCAGGGGCGGGTAGCGGACGCTATCTATCCACAACAACCTATTATTGCTCTGGTGTATGTTTGCGCGCCTGTCGCTCAAGCGATTGATTTTGTGATCAGCGGCATCTCTTATGCTGACAGTACAACAACCGCCGCCATCAATACCGCTATTGATGAGGTGTTTTTCACCGAAGGGCAACCCGGTGGAAAAATCCTGTGGTCGTCGCTGTTGCTGGCCATCGGGGAAGTGCCTGGAAGCGGGGGGTTTATTATGGAATCCCCGTCGGCCAATATTGAACTGCAAACCGGCAAACTCCCCGTTCGGGGTACAGTGAGTTACCTATGAGCCGCTATTCTGTCAGTGAATATACCGGAGCGTTACAAGCGCTGATGCCGATGGGATTAGTGTGGCCCCGACGGCCTGACGGCGTACAGACCGAGGTACTGCGGGCGTTAGCGAATGCTTATCAACGCAGCGATGAAGATGCACAAGATCTACTGTCGGCGGCTTTTCCGGCCACCGCCACCGCACTCTTACCGGAGTGGGAGGCGACACTGGGCTTGCCCGATTTGTGTGCGATTGGTGAGATCGATAGCATGATCCAACGCCAGCGGGCGGTGGTTGCTAAATTATTTGGTATTGGCGGCCAATCGGCGGCGTACTTTATCCGCGTGGCAAAGGCGTTGGGCTATGCCATTACCGTTACCCAATACCGGCAAGCCTGCGCGGGTATGTCGGTGTGCCGTGATGCATTGAACGGTGAAGAGTGGCCCTTTACCTGGCTTATTACCGCGCCGGAAACCACCATTCATAATGCTCAATGCAGCTTAACGTATTGCAGTGACCCGCTGCGTTCGTGGGGTAATAAACAACTGGAATGCCGGTTATCGGTATTAAACCCATCCCATTCTATTCTGAAGTTTGGCTATACCCTTCTAACTTGAGGTGTCTGGCGATAAAGCTAAGCACATTGGGTCATTATTCATTAACTATTTCTATTTTATCGCTTTAACCAGTGAGGTATTACCATGCAAAAAATTGGAGATATTCCTAATACACGCGCCGACAGTAACGGTGAATTTACCGACGGCAATGTCGCCGGTGGCGTGCCACCCACCCTATTACCGGCTGAGTGGTTTAATACTATTCAGCGGGAGTTGGTCACGGTGGTTCAAGATGGAGGATTAACCTTAGATCCTAATGACGACACACAGGTTTTAGCCGCACTGAAAAAGCTATTTTTGCAGTCTGGTAATAATCTCTCTGAGATAAAAGACGCCGGTCCAACGGCTATAACACAGACTCTCGCAAACCTTGGTTTGGGGGAAGGCTCAGCAATTCCGGTTGGGGTCCCGCTTCCGTGGCCTACCGCCACTCCACCCGAAGGTTGGTTAAAATGTAATGGTGCTATCTTTGACAAAGTAAAATATCCAAAATTAGCATTGGCTTATCCGTCAGGTATTTTACCGGACTTGCGGGGTGAGTTTATTCGTGGCTGGGATGATGGACTTGGGGTTGATACAGGTCGAGTTTTGTTATCTAGTCAACAATCAACCAGTATTCACGAATATCTTGGAGATGGTGGTAATAATGCATTAGGGCAGATGTATGTCAGTGAGGCTGATTCATGGTCACCAATACATGAGGGATTCCTTCGGTTAGGAATGGGGGCAAGTGGTTATGGTTCACGGGCATTTACAATCCGTCCGCTCAACATCGCCTTTAACTACATTGTGCGAGCGGCATAGTGACCATTAAATTTAATAAACATAGCTACCAGTTACCGCTGTAACAGTGACTATTTATAATTTGGCCTACGGTACCTCTGTGAATTAATAAATATACCGGGCAATTACGCCCGGTTAGCTATCTACAAAGAAGTATCCGCCGAAAAACGCTTACGATTACCGCAGCAAGAAATAGTCGATATCTCGCTAACATAAATAACTGGCTCGTCCATGGCCCCATTTCATGCTAAATTCGCGTGTCTTGGGCCATTGCAAGCGCCCTAAAGGCAGGTCGCTACGGGAATTCAGGTATCAATATGTTTACTTATAAAGAAATATCGACGCTGAACGAACTGGAATTGATAGTTTATAATTACATCATAAAAAATACTGACAAAGTGGTGTACATGACTATCAGGGAGCTCGCAGATGCCTCGGGTGTTTCTACCACCACAGTTTTACGTTTTTGTAAAAAAATGAACTGTGATGGTTATTCTGAATTTCGTATCCGGTTTAAATTATATTTAGAACATGATGAAAAACCACCAGTCACCTTTGGTATCAGTGAAATAATCAGTTATTTTAAGAGCATTAATAATAGCGAATTTGATGAACTATTAGATAACGTAGCGAAACAGATAGCGGCAACGCGCAGAGTTATTTTTGTTGGTATCGGCACATCGGGAGCATTGGGGAAATACAGCGCCCGCTTCTTTTCTAATGTTGGTAAATACAGCACCTACATTGATGATCCCTATTATCCTATTAACAGCGACATGTATCAGGACGCGGTCGCCATTATCCTTTCAGTCTCTGGAGAAACAGAAGAAATTATTCGCATTGCCAACCAATTTAGCCTGCAAAATTGTAAAATTATCGAGCCTGTCCTTAATTCTGTGTAA